AGAACTCCGCATGATTGGGACATTTGCACCAGTGCGTTGCCGGGACAGATGAAATCTATTTTCCGTAATTTCCGTGTTATTGAAACGGGATTGAAGCATGGAACATTGACTGTCCTGCTGGATGGTGTAGGTTATGAAATCACCACGTTTCGTAAAGATGGTGTGTATTCGGATCATCGTCATCCTGATTCTGTGGAATTCGTCAGTGACCTAAAGGAAGATTTGTCCCGCCGTGATTTTCGGATCAACGCAATGGCGGCAGACAGCAGCGGCAGAGTGATCGACTATTCCAAAAGCCGTTTTGATTTGAAACTTGGACAAATCTGCTGTGTTGGAAATCCAGATAAGCGGTTTCAGGAGGATGCTTTGCGGATTCTCCGTGCCATTCGCTTTGCGTCCCGGTTTGGATTCTTTGTGGAAAAGCGGACAGAGGAAGCCATGTTCCGTCATAAGGATTTGCTGAAGCAAATTGCGCCAGAGCGGATGATTGGAGAACTGTCTGAAATCCTGCTGAGTGACGCTTGCTATACCATGCTTCGCTGTTATCAGGAGATTTTCGCCGTCATCATCCCGGAAATCACGCCAGCCGTTGGATTTTTGCAGCATAATCCTCATCATTATATGGACGTGTGGAATCATACTGTCACGGCAGTTTCCTATGCGCCGAAGGATTTGTATGTCCGCCTTGCGCTACTTTATCATGACCTTGGAAAACCCCATTGCATGACGCTGGATGAACAGGGGAATGGACATTTCTATCACCATTCTGTGATCAGTGCTGGAATAGCGGAAAATTCCTTGAAGAATCTTCGTTTTGATAATAAAACGGTGGAAACTGTTACGCAGCTTGTGGAATTTCATGACCATGAGATTGCGCCCACAAAAGCCTCTGTGCGCCGTTGTTTGAACCGTTATGGAGCGGAACAGTTTGAACGCCTGTTGCACGTCAAGGCAGCAGATAAAGCGGCGCAGACTCCCATTGCGGATGATCGAGCGAACCTTTCAAAGATTTGGGAAATCTATGCGGAGATTCAGGCCGAGCAGGACTGCTATACCTTAAAGGATTTGGCGGTCAGCGGAAAAGACCTGATGGAACTTGGTTTCCGTCAAGGTATCCAGCTTGGAGCAGTTTTGAAAAAGTTGCTGGATGCCGTGGTGGAAGGCACATTGGAAAATAAAAGGTCTGTTTTGATGGAACAGGCAAAAACATATCTGGAGGTGTAAAATGAAGCAGTCAAAGATGGTTGGAAAACGTGTGGTCATCACGGACAAGGAAAGTCCTTATTATAATGAATGGGGAACGATCATGTTCGTGGATGACTATTACCATATTGCCATTGCCAACGGACAAACCAGCCTCCCGGCTTTTGACCGTGACCAGTTTAAGGTGAAAAGAGCGGAGAAAAGTGTGACAGATGCGAAAGTTTGACCATACTTCTACGGAACAAGATGTTCAGGATATGACTATCGAAGAGGCAATTTTCATTTTGTCTAAAGATGCAAATTCTGATGGAAAAACTTGGTCAGCAAGGCCGCATAAACGAAAGGCAGCGCAAATGGCAATCATTGCTTTAAAAATGCAACAAGAATTGGAGAAAACCAGTAGGTAAGATATTACGATTTAAAAATAGGGCTGTTTTTTGAATCGTTCTTCCATTTTCGTGGCCTTATGAAAAAGGTCTGTATAATTTTGAAAGGATGGTATCAAATGATACAGAAGAATCGGTTTATTTCCTCCAACGGAGCGGAATTAGACGATGAAAAAATCGTGGAAGCGTTGACTCAGGCAGCGGAGGATTATGAGAACGGAGAATTGGTCGAGGTGCGTGATCTGCTGAAAGAAATTATTGACGCTATCGACTTGTTCAAGGGCTAATGAGGAATTTGCTATGGTATCATTGAAAGATTTTGTACCCGGACAAACTGCGTGGCTGATCAATAGTCGAACTGGTTTTACATTTGACAGTACCAGCGAAGTCACAATCGAAAAAGTTGGAAACAAATATGTCACGCTCAAAGAAGGCTGGAAGAGACAGTATTATTTAAAGAGTGATGGTGACGAATATCTTGTAGAAAAAACGCAGTATTCGTCTTATGATATGTTGTTCCCAACGGAAGAATCCATGCGTAATTATATGGAGCGTATTCATACGATTCAGTATATCGAGCGAAATCTTAATAAGTATATTTACAATACAAGTCTGGAACAATTGAGAAAATTGAAACAGATGATAGATGGGGAGTAATTATGACCGTAAATGAGATTTGCAAGCTGATCAAAACTGCGAAAGAAAAGCAAGATAGAGCAACGGAAGCGACTTCGGAAGTTATCAATGCTTTGCAGGAGTTGATTCCTAACGCAAGTTCAATTCCGACAAAATCAGAAAACGCAGATACTTTAGAAGAAGCTGTACTGTGCTATATCCAGTATGGTGAATTTGGCTTGGAAAATCTCAAACGGGAATTCTTTTCTCAAATGGACATGGACAATCAGGATTTGTAAGGAGTTGTGAAAATGAAATTTCGTGATATTCCTAAATTTACAAGATGTGGCTCATACGAAGTCAATATGTCATTGAAATTTTTGATTAAACAAATTGACCAATGGATTGAAGAAGAAGGATTGCAAATGATTCCAGATTTTCAACGTGGTCATGTTTGGACACAGGAACAGCAAATCAAATTTATTGAATACATTTTGCGTTGTGGTAAATCTGGTCGTACATTGTATTTTAATAATCCAAGTTGGCACATTCCTGTAACAGATGGTTATAATGATTTTGTGTGCGTTGATGGGTTGCAGCGGATTACTGCAATTCGCCGTTTCTTGAATAATGAAATTCCTGCGTTTGGAATTCTGTACTTGGATTATGAAGGCGAATTAGACCTTGTTGATCATAGTATGATTGTGAACGTAAACGATTTAAAGACTCGCAATGAAGTTTTACAGTGGTATATTGATATGAATGATGGAGGAACACCACATACTGCTGCTGAAATTGAACTAGTTAAGAAACTGATGGAGGAATCGTAATGTGTGATTTTTGCAGTCGCTTTGATTTTGGTACTGCTTCTTATGAGACAGACAAATATGGTTCTCGTGTGATTATGGCTGGTGGCAGCTATCGGTTTCCTTTAGAAAAACAGTTTCTCTATTGCCCGATCTGCGGTTTGTCCCGTGTAGAAATTGCAAAGCAGCAGATTAGAAATAGACAGGAGTGATCTGCAATGAAACGTTTTCGTTTCAATTTTAAATTCCGTTGGCAACTGTTCAAGTGGCGAATTGAGCAGAAATTATATGACTGGAAAAAGAAAGGGAGGTAAAAATGATTTCTGGCAAGTACATAGGAAAACCAAAGTGTGGGTTGCAGAAAGACCAGACGTGTCAGATCGAGTTGCAAACCAGACACCATGAGATTTTTGTGGTCTGTCCAGTGGAACGTGTAGTATTCCAGTATGAAACTTTGGAAGATGTAATCAAGGACTGGACAATTCCAGCAGAGCGAAAGCATTGGGCGCAGTTGAACGGCGCAAATCCTACGCCGAGCCTGTTTGATGGGTTTATCATGGATTGTGCAGCGGAAACAGTACCCGGAGTGACTGTTTAATTTTTCATCACATAACCATAAATGCAATTACATAAGGTGGAGAACATGAGAAAACCTACGGTAGAAAACAAGTACAATTTAACTCCTGCAAAAATCCGTAAATTGCGGATCGCAGATAGAAGTCTGATACATGAACCGTTGTTTTGGAGGAACAGCGGGATTCAGGCGTGGTGTATCTGTGAATCTGCTGGGACAGCAGCGGATGAACAGTTTGGAACGAATACTTCCTATTGGATTGGAATTTACGATGAGAACGCTAAAGCATACGCCGGGAAATTCAGGTTTTATTTTACGTCCTATGGTGGAATGTGCGGCTATTCTTTCAAACAATTCTTTCAGGAAAAAGACATTGAATGTGAGAACGACTTGCTGATTCAGGAGCGTTTCTTGCAGAAAATCAACCAGTTAATTGACTTGGGAATTTTAAAGGAGGAACAGAATAATGGATAAGCGTGATAATCTTGGCAACCGTATGAAAACCTACGAGAATGTCACAAGGGCGCATTTGGTGCGGCGTATGCCTGTTATCATTCGGATTGATGGGAAAGCCTTTCACACATTTACAAGAGGATTTAAGAAACCTTTTGATCAGATTTTGATGAAAACGATGCAGGATACGATGAAGTATCTCTGCGAAAATATTCAGGGCTGTGTGCTTGGTTATACACAGTCGGATGAAATTTCTCTGTTGCTGGTCGATTATCAGACGATTGCAAGCGATTCTTGGTTTGATAATACGCTTCAGAAGATGTGTAGTGTCTCAGCGTCTATGGCAACAATGGCCTTCAATGCCGCATGGCGTAAGAACGTGGATGAATGGGGCAATGAGACTTTGCCAGACTGGTATGAAGGCGGAACAAATGATCCGAATGTGGATCGGGATGCCTTGAAGCTGGCGCAGATTTACACATCCCGGTTTGATAAGGCATTGTTTGATGCCCGTGTATTCAATGTGCCGAAGGATGATGTTGCCAATTACTTCGTGTGGAGACAGGTAGATTGCACACGGAACAGTATTCAATCTGTCGGTCAGGCTAATTTCTCCCACAAGCAGTTGATGAACCAATCCTGCGATAAGATTCAGGATATGCTTTTCACAGAAAAGGGGATCAACTGGAATGATTTCTCTACACCTTGTAAGCGTGGTACTTGTTGTGTAAAGAAGCCTGTGAAGATTGGTGAGATCGTGCGAAATAAGTGGTGCTTTGATATGGAAATTCCTATCTTCACACAGCAGCCGGACTACATCAACCAGTTTGTTTTTGTTGCGTCCTATAATTAAGGAGGATGAACCATGAGCAGTATACTAAACAATTTGAAACTTGGAGAATTGGTGGATTATGTTTCTGTAATAAAACATTGCACGGAATGTAGATTGAAAAAACTGTGTGATGAAAATTTTATTAATTGTCCAAAAGATTGGGGCATTGAAACATTTTCACGCTTTACAGAACAGGAAAAGTTGGATGCACAAGCACTTATGCGCTCATTTTTCTATTTGTATGATGCCGTCTTTATGGGGACGAATAAACATCCTTATTTGTACGACACATCAAAGAAAAGAACAGGTGTTCAACTGAATAATGATATGTTCCCGACATTGAAAGAGGGAGAAGTTGTAAAATTCCTTGATATCATCAATGATGGAGAGAATAAAAATGGATAATGCAGAAATCCAATCTGTCTTTTGCGAGGCCAATCAAGCAGGATGGATGGCAAGGCAGGAATTGAAAAACAGTTTACCGCAAATTGATTTTCCGAATGAGGCTTTTACTTCAACCACTTCAAAATCAGAAGAATTACAAAAGCAGCAGGAAGTAGGCTTGTATCGCTTTTATTATTGTGAAAGTGAAGATAGCTATTTACTTGGTATGAGAGTTGGCAACTTTTACTATGCTCATTGGGATGGTCATTCGTTTACATGGGATATGTCAAAGAATCTACCGTGGGGACAACACATTGTTTCTCCGACAACAGCTTGGAAAGAGCATACATATCCATCTGAGCCAGTAGAAATTTCTGCTGATGAATGGATCAGCGGATTTTTACGAAAAGTGTTTGAACAAAAAAGAAAGAGGTGAACAAGATGGCTGATTTGAAGCCGTGTCCGTTTTGTGGTGGTAAGGCAAGAATTAGGGAATATGCTTGTGGACATAAAAATGACGGGATGTTTACTGCGTCTTATTCGTGTGGATGCGAAAATTGTCGCATTGATTTTTCCTGTAATTCTGAATTTCATCTTGTAAATGGTGAACCTGTTTTCAAAATCAATGGCTATCAGACCGTTGTTGAAAAATGGAACACCAGATATGGAGAGCAGAATAATGAGCAGAATTATTGATGCTGATATTCTGCGTGAGGAATGGCTGAATAATGGACAGAATGAACATATTTATGATACAAACGATTTTCTGAGTAGCATAGATGATCAGCCAACCGTAGATGCAACACCGATACGTCATGGTCATTGGGTTAAGAAACGAGCAATTCATGGCGGTATCAGACAATATACTGGAACAGATGAATTTGGTAATGAACATACCATTACAGTAGATGAGCGAATGGAGTACGATGATTTGTATTGTTCTGAATGTAATGGACGAAGTTCTGATAGTTGGCTTGATTATTGCCCAAAGTGTGGGGCGAAGATGGATGGGGGTGAAATGAATGTCCCGGATAATTGATGCTGACGAGTTACTTGCTAAACTGGATGCTTTTCGATTAAGGGCAAAGGAATGGGAGAAACACGGTTATGTCAGCGGTACAGTAAGCGATTGTATGAAGTATGTGCAATCCGCTAAAACCGTGCCAACGATTAAGGCTATCTTAATGTCGGATAATATCTTACATATTACAGTTTTGCGAAAGAATGACAATGTAGATGTGCTTTTAGTTCCACATAAGGACGGCAGCGGATGGTCGTATGTGAATTTGACAAAGGGGCATATTTGCCCATGTGTATTCAAAACAAAAGAGGAAGCGATTGCTGATCTGGATAAACAGGACGATGTAGAGAACTATTATTGGGTTGAAAAGTGGGAGGATCGTAATGCCTTACAAAGATCATTGTATTAAAAGAGGAAATGAATACGTCTTTCTTTGCCCATTTTGCGGAATGTATGAATCGGTAGATAAGATGTTCATGCTGGATGAATTTACTCCAATTTGTGCAGACTGCTTGGAATTAAATATTCGTCAAGATTAGGTGGTGAAATAGTTGTTATTGTTTGCGTTTTTGGCGTTTCTGTATATCGTAATTATGTGCGTTGATTTCACATTTTGTTATTTGAATCATAGGGATATCAAAAAGCACAGTCATCTTTATGAAGATAATGATTCTGTGTTATTTGCCGCAATGTGTTCAATGTTTTGGATTTTTACAATTTGGTTCACAACGCCGTGGATTTTAATTAACAATTATAAGTAAGGAGGAATTATGAAAAAGAAGGGATTTCATTTTGTGTTCCATGATTATAGCATTGAACAGTTAATGGAGAAAATCACGGAACAGGTGCAGGAACTTCGTGATGATAATGCACGACTTCGGAAAAGGCTGAAAGAATATGATCAGGCAGAAGAAATTAAAAGCCGTGATGCAGAAATCAATTCTTTGCATGAACGCTCCTTAATGATGCTGTCTGAAAAAGAGCGCAACGCACAAAAGGCGTTCCGGGAGCGTCATTATGCGTCCTGTAAGAATGGTGGTCATTATGTCTATGATCTGGTCGGCACGGGAGTTGGAACGGCTATTTCCATTAAGTGTCCAGTGTGCGGCGAGGAAGAAAATATCACAGACTATGATTGCTGGTAATTGATATTAGATTACATAATAAGGAGAATCGCTATGATTTTGATGATTGTTGTCTTGGGATTCTGTCTGCTGTTAGGTATTTATTTGGCAGCAAAATCTCCTTCACAGGGATGTGATAGGAGTGAGTGCGACAACTGCCCGTTTCCGCCTTGTACAGATAGACAAGAACTGAAATATGACCAGCTTAAAAAGATGGATAACCAGTGTGTTTCTATGTGGT